AAAAAAGAGAAGGAAGCCCGAGAGCGAGAAATTTACCGTGAGTGGAAAAAATTAACGGCCGAACCCGGGTCAATGGCCACAGCAGTAGATGATTTCCTTATGAAAAAATATAGCATTTTTTCTCGAGCAACGATCTGGAACATTCGCAAACGAGTAGAGAATCGGTTAAAAAACGCATAATAAAAGAAGCCATGAAAAGAAAAGCAATAAAATTAGCAATATCGGCAGCGGTAATGCTCTGGGGTCTGGTATCCGTCATTTTTCTAGCCGGGGAGCCGGTAGAGGAAATGACAACATTATCTGAATTCGTAGTAGTAAAACTTGCCGGGCTTGCATCGCTCCTCCTCTGCATCAAGGCTGCCTCCGCGCTAGAACGGCGCGGTTATATGATCGAATTCGAAAACGACAAGGAGGAGCAGCCATGGAGTTAATCGATATCGAAAAGCGCCTACTAGGCATAGAGAAGTTATTTACAATCCGAGAGAAGCCAGTGCTTACCATAGAGGAGGCCGCGCTTTATACAGGACTATCCAAGGCATACATCTACAAACTCACAAGTGCCTCGCAGATACCACATTACAAACCTTCCGGAGGGCGCATTTATTTCAAAAAAACAGAGCTTGAGGCATGGATGCTCCGCAATAGGCAACACACAGCGGAGGAAATCAACGCAATGGCCGAGACGCACACGGCAATCAAAGCATAAAAAAATCCTCGAGATGCGAAGGAGCGCAAGGATCACGATAGAGTCAAGCCCGTATCCGGGAGATGCCGAGTATCGTGAGCATGGCAGTAGGCAGCCATCGGGTGGGTTCGAATCCCGCCTCGAGGACAAAGCAAGGGCGAAAGCTAATAGACGCCAAACAAACAATTAGCAAAAATGGAAACAAGCAACCAGATCATCGAGATCAAACAGACAGACATGCTCCAAGCCATCAACCGGGCAGAGGTCGACATGCAGATTGCAACAGCTAAGCAGTACCCGCGAGACCTCTCTAAGGCGATCACCCAGATCGAAACTTACGCAACAATGGACACCGAAACGGCCGAAGATTGCTTTTATGCCCTGCGGCGCAAGAACAGCGACGGCCGCGACACCGTAATCGAAGGGGTGAGCGTCCGCCTCGCGGAAATCATAGCCGGGGCATGGGGAAACCTACGCGTTCAAACCCGGGTCATCGGAAACGATGGCCGCACCATTACCTGCCAAGGCGTTTGTCACGACCTCGAGACAAACGTGGCCGTATCGGTAGAAGTCAAGCGCCGGATCACCGACCGCAACGGCCGGACATTCTCTGAAGATATGCAAGTCGTAACCGGCAACGCCGCAAGCGCAATCGCATTCAGAAATGCCGTCCTGAAAGTAGTGCCGAAAGCGGTTACAAAAAGCGCCATCACCAGAGTTAAGGAGGTGGCAATTGGACAAGCCATAGACCTAGAGACACGCCGGCAGCGAATGTTCGAGTACTTCGCAAAGATCGGAGTATCGCAAGCCATGATCCTCGAGTATTGCGGAGTAAAGACACCCAAAGAAATCGATACCGCAATGGTTTTTGAACTCTCCGGAATCAAGAACGCCATCAAAGAGGGAACCACCACCGTCGCCGAGACGTTCCAATCGAACACCGCCGACGCAAACAAAATGGCCGAGGATGCGAAAAAGAAGGCCGAGGAGGCGATCGCGAAATCAACCGGGAAAAGCGCAACAGCGGCCACAGCCACAGCAGAAACAAAGAGCGAAGAAGCCACATCCACAGAGCCGCAAAGCGCAGGAGACAGAGCTGCCGCCGCCGCGATAAAAATGAGGGCAACAAGAAGCGCAGCAGCGCAACCAACTACCAACCAAAACACCCTACTTTAATGACAACAGAAATCTCAACCATACAGGAAAACGACCTCAATTTGAGGGTTTCAGAAAAAAAACTCGGTGAACTAAAAACGAACGCAACCCAGATTAAAGCGCTCGTCGAACAATCGATTCACAAATACGACGTCGCAAATTACAGCGAGGAGAACATCGCAAAGGCGAGAGCGGATCGGGCAGTTTTGAACGGAGCCGCGACAAAACTTAACGCGAAACGTATCGAGATCGAGCGGGAATTCATGGCGCCATTTGCCGAATTTAAAGCCATCGTCGCAGAAACCATCTCGCTAATCGGAAGTGCGATCACAAGAATAGATGCCGTAATAAACGGAGTAGAAGAGAAGGAGCGAGCGCAAAAACGAGGACTGATATCCGAATATTTCGACAGTAAGGGATTCCGGATCGTACCGCTCAGCCGAATTTTTAACGCGCGATGGCTGAACAAAACCATGAAGCTCTCCGAGATATACAAGGAGATAGACGACACCATCAAAAAGATCGAGAGCGACCTCGAAACACTTAAAACCATAGAGGGCGACGAAATGCTTCTTCAAACCGTATATCTCGAAACCTTCAGTCTTAATGCAGCGATTCAGTATTCTGAAAAACTAAAAAAGAACCGCGAGCGCATCGAGAGCCTGAACGCGCAACGCATGACGCCGACTTACGGTTCAGAGCCGAAATCTCAACAGCAGAACCAAGCCGCCACAACACCGAGCGCGCTGACAACATCGCAGGAAAAGCCTATTTACATCCGCGCTTTCCGAGTAAAAACCACCCGGGAGAAGATTATCGCGCTCGGCGATTTTATGAACGCGAACAGCATCCCATTTGAAAAAATCGAATTAACCAACAACTAAAAAACAGCAGACAATGGCAACAACAATCATTAGACCAAAGGACAAAAACGAATGGCTCGAACACCGCAAAAGCGGAATCGGAAGCAGCGAAGTAGCAAGCATCCTCGGCCTCAACCCATGGGAAACTCCGTACCAACTTTGGCGCTCAAAAAAAGGACTCGAGGAACCAAAAACCGAGACCTTCGCGATGAAGGCCGGGCACTACCTCGAAGATGCCGTCGCGCGATTCTGGACGGACGAAACCTCCCGGGAGATCATAAAAGCATCGGCCGAGGATATTCTAATCGTAAACAGAGAGAAACCCTTCCTTCGGGTTTCTCCAGACCGAACCTTCTGGATTCCGGGAATGCCGAAAAACGCGAACAACAAAGGAATCCTCGAATGCAAGACCACACAGGCCGCCATCGACCCGGAAGATCTCCCGAAACATTGGTTTTGCCAACTTCAATACCAGCTCGGCGTCGCAGGACTAGAGCAGGGATCGCTCGCATGGCTAACCGGAGGTCGGGAATTCGGTCATAAAGATATTGCGCTCGTTCCCGATTTTTACGAATGGATGACAGAAGAGGTGGAGCGCTTCTGGACGGACAACATACTCGGAAACGTAGAGCCGGAAGCAATCAACGCGTCCGACGTCATCGCGAAGTATGCCCGTCACAGTGATGGAAAGTACCTTGCAATCGACGAACAGACATATCAGGCATATCTCGAACTAAAAGAGGTGCGCGAAAAGATAGCCGCACTCGAGGCAACCAAGGAACAGCTCGAGGACGCAATCAAACTACAATTTGCCGACGCAGAGGCCATCACCTACTGCGGAGAAACCATTGCGACATGGAAGGCCGCAAAGGACAGTCAGAAATTCGACAGTAAAAAATTCCAAAAGGACCACCCGGGAATGGCCGCCGCCTATCTATTCACCGTACCCGGGAGCCGGAGATTTCTACTAAAGTAACCCAATCGGTTTATATTTTTAACCGATAGTGCTTACATCGTAAACATTATTTGCTACTTTTACGCAACCAATAAAGTAACAGCGAAGATGAAATTTAAAAGCACCGGCCAAGGGGGGGAAGCGCCGAAAGGCATCCCGACGCACCTGTTATGCGTGGTTGACCCTAAAGCCGGCGCTTATTTTTTTTGCCATGATAACACTTCGAAAAAACCAAGAAGAGCCGATCCAGAAAGCGATCGATTTCTTCAAAGCTAAAAACCCGGCGCCGAGCCTAATCGTCCTCCCGACCGCGTGGGGAAAATCGATCCTAACAGCATTTGTCGCAAAAAACACAACAGAAAAGCTCCTCGTCCTTCAGCCATCAAAAGAGCTCCTCGAGCAGAATTACCGCAAATACATAGACCTCTGCGAATTCGAGATGCACGCCGGAATTTACAGCGCATCCTTTAACCGTCGCGAGATAGCCCAAATCACATACGCCACAATTGGGAGCATCAAGAGCCTAGGCGCCAGATTTCGGCAAATGGGATTCACGAAAATGCTTATCGACGAAGCCCACCTCTACCCGCGAGAGGCCGAAAGTATGCTCGGGCGGTTCCTGAAAGATAGCGGAATCACCCACATTCTAGGCATCACCGCAACGCCAATAAAGCTACAAAACAACCGCGACGCATCCGGGGAGACCTTCTCTAAGCTGGTAATGCTCACCTCGAGAAGCAAAAAAGGTAATTTTTTCCGGGAGATAATCCACGTCGGGCAAGTACAGGAGATGGTCGATCTAGGATTTTGGAGCAAGCTAAGCTATCAAAACGGCGGTTTCGACGGCCGCCTCCTCGAATACAACAGCGCAAAATCCGAGTACACAGAAGAGAGCGTCCAACTTGCCTACGAGGCCAATAATGTAACCGGAAGCATCACGCAAGCGCTCGATGCAAACACCGACCGAAGGCATATCCTAGTTTTCGTTCCCAGCGTAGCCGAGGCGATCGCCTTTTCCAAAAAATACCCGAACTCAGGGGTCGTTTACGGAGAGATGGACAAAAAAGCAAGGGCGCACACGATCGCAGAATTTAGAGCCGGACGCCTGCGCGTAATTTTCAACGTTCGCGTACTATCAACCGGGTTTGACTACACAGGCATAGACTGCATAATCCTAGGTATCTCTACAGCATCAATCGCGCTTTACTACCAGATCATCGGACGCGCAACACGTATCGCACCCGGAAAAACCGACGCGCTAATTATAGACTTCGGAGGCAACGTCGACCGATTCGGGCGCGTAGAAGATTTGACATTCGAAAAGAAAACGATTTGGAGACTATACGGCACAGGAGGGGTTCTCCTAAGCGGAATTCCGATCCACCAGATCGGAACCATCAGCCGAAAGACGGTGGAAGAAATCGAGGAGCGAAAAACCGCGCCAATCAACGAAATGCCATGGGGAAAGCACAAGGGAACGCCCCTCCGGGAGGTTCCGGAGGGGTATCGAAAATGGTGTTTAGAAAATATCACATGGACGCGACAAAACGAGAATTTAAAGCAAGCAATCCAATCATCGCTAACAGCATAGACTATGGCCAGACCACAGAAAAATAACGCGGAATATTTCACCCACGACGCGGACATGAGGAACGATCTCCGGATCAAGGCGCTCCGCCGCAATTTTGGACACAAAGGATTTGCCGTTTGGAATTTCATGCTCGAAACGCTAACCGATTGCGACTACTTCGAGATCGAATACACGGAAATAAACATCGAGCTTTTGGCCGCAGATTTCGACGTTTCCACCGAAGAGTTAAAAGCGATTGTGGATTACTGCCGCACAATCGGATTATTTCAGATCGATAACGGGATGCTTTTTAGCGAAACACACAAAAAGCGCTTCAAGGCACTTCTGAATAACCGCGAGAGAAAGAGAATCAGCGACATACCGGCGGAAGAAACTAGCGAACCTGATAATTCCTCCGATGATATGGCAGGCGAAACCGCGCCGGAACTAGAGCAGAATGAAGGTTATGGCGCGCCGAAACACAACA